CCTGTAAATAATTCAGCTTCTAATTCAGCGGCAATAGAAGATTGAAAATCTAATAAATTATTAGCAACACCTGATACATCTGCAAGAGTCATACCAAAAGATTTAGTCATTGCTATAGCTTCAGATATATTTTCAATACTAAATCCTAATTGGGCTCTGATTTCACCTGTTACACTTGCTGCTTCTTGTACAACTTTTAATCTATTTAATTCAAGGCCTGTTACTTTTCCTACAGCACCTATAGTAGCTATAGAATCATCAAATATATCGTTTACTGATTTTCCAGATTTTAAAGATTCAAAACCAAATCTTGCTTGTTGATCAGCTGACATTCCAAGTTGAGTTTCTAATAAACCAACTTGTTTTAATAATTCATCATTAAAAGCTACATTAGCTGTTCCTAATGAGTTAAGAGCTTCAAATGCATTTACTACTGTAGTAGTATTTAAAACTGTTTCACCTGAAAGTAAAGCTATATCTCCTAATCTATCTCTTAATTGGTTTGCTTTATCTGCTGATAATCCTAAATCTCTTTGAAATTGAGTTGTTTGGTTACTTACATCAATTAACCCAGTTGTTAATATATCTACAGCACTAATAACTCCTGCTTCACCTATTCGTTCTGCTGTAATTTGGCCAAAATCTCCTTTTAATAATTCTCCTAAAGCACCAGATTTATCTAATTTATTAGCTATATTAGATAAAACACCACCCGTTATTTTAAATAATGATATAGATTTTATTTGTGCCTTATTTTGTTTTTCAAGAGCATCTAAAGCATCAAAACCAAATTCTGCTTGTTCCTTAGCTTCAGCTACTAATTTTTCTTGTTCAAAGGCAGTTAAAGCTGTATTATTTCGTATTTTTGCAGATGTTTGTTCTAATCTAGATTGTATATTGATTCTTTGATTTTCAATATCTTTACTAGCATTTTGGCCTCTAAGAATTTTAGCTTGTATAGTTACATTTTTTTCTAGCTGATTTCCTAATTTTTTAAAGCTTCCAACTAATTCTCTTTCTGATGATTTAGCTATTCTAGCTCCTATATCGTCTAGTCCTTGCATTTGGTCTACAGCATCTTCTATAGCAGAAGAAACTACAGCAGAAAGGGACCTAAAAGCGTCTTTTATAAATTCAACGTTTTCTGCTTGATCCCGTAGGAGCTTATTACCTTTTTCGATTTCGTCGTTAGTAGCCATATTATAGTATTATACATGTATAAATATAAAAAAAAGAAAGGTATCGTAGATACCTTTACTTTTTAAAATTGTATGTTGATGAGGGATTTACATTTGGTCCCAAAGGAGTTTTAGGAGATTGGTTACCTTTTTTAACCTTTTCAATTTTTTCATTCTGGTCTTTATTGTATTCACTAATAGACTGAATGTGGAATCTTCTTAACCAAATAGGCATATTATAAATTTCTGAATGTTGAAATCCACCACCACCATGGAACACTAGAAAATGTATTTGGTCAAATAATAGTTTCCTATATTGTGGCGTCAGGCCAAAAAAAGTCAAGCCCAACAGGAATTTCTACTTTTGTAGTATTCCCCTCGTTATCTTCATAGTCAAAAGATAAGTCTACGCTAGGTTGGATTTGTGCAACATATTTTCTAAATTCTCTTGCTTCACGAGCTAAAAATTTATTATCAACAAAATTTCTAATTACTGATTTTTCATAATTACCATCTACAGATAAAATCATATATTTTAACCTAGTTGATAAATCTCTAGTAATATTTTTATCTACTTTTTTTAAACCTTCTAATTCCTTTTTTATAGCATTATCATCTCCATGAGTTAATAACTTAAAAGTTAATTTAGTTTTTGAAGTAGGTAAAGTAAATTCAAATTCATTTTTACCTTCTTCAATTGGTTTAGCAGATAAAGGTTTATCTTTTATTTTAGTTAAATCTACAGTAATTTCTTTTCCTCTGTAAGTAAAAGAATAATCTGCTCCATAACCTAAAACTCTAGCAGCTACCATAAGAGCATCTTTATCTCCTATTAATAATTCATTATAATTGATTTTAGAGATAATTAATGATTGTAATAATTTATCAATTACTGTACCATTAGCTATTAAGTTTTGATTAGTTAAGATGTCTTCTTCTCTTGCGGTCATATACTTCATTTCTAAAATACCATCTTTTAATGATGAATCTTGTGGATAAAGTAAACCTTTTGAGGGTAATGTGACTTCTTCAGCCGGAAATTGATGTTTTTGTTCCATAACGTTATTTAATTTTAAAACTAGTTCGGATATACATATATGTAAGAATAAAAAAAGCGCCAAAAGGCGCTTTTCTTTTTTATAAAATATAATATTAGAAATTTAGTATTGCATAATCCATTACAATAGTCATTGATATATTTGCAGGGGCATCTGAAGTCCAATCCATACTACCAAAACTTGCGTTTTGACAATAAGCTCCTTTCATAATCCATTCTTCAACTACATCACCTACTGGTCCTAAAGTTTGAATTTTTAAATCTTTTTTATAAAAATCAGAATAACCATCTCTACCAGTAACAGATTCATGTGATAATCTTACCCACTCCATTACTGCTTGAGCACCTGATGGTGTTACAGGATCATAAAGTTCAGCTGTGACATTGTCCCAATTTGCTTTTCCTTTGATTTTTCTTTTCACGTTAATATGATCAAGAACTACTTCTCCAAAAGAAATAGCTGGTCTATCAATTTTTTTAATAAGATATGCTGGTATGCCTTCAATTTCCATTAGAAACCTATTTTGTAATTTAGGTTCGAATGCTGTAAACATCATCTGATTTGATTCTAATATTGCCATTTTTTTATTTTAATTTATTATTTTGTTATAAATATAAGCCTTTTAAATTTTTAGTAGCCTCCTCCACCACTTCCTCCAGTAGCACCTCCTCCTGTAGCACCTCCACCACCATCAAAAGTAGCTCCTGTAGGTAATACATTAAAGTCTAATACTATAAATTCAGCTGTTTTGGTAGGTTGTAAATAAATAGCTCCTACTAATTGATTTCTATCAATTACATCTGGTGTATTATTACCACCATCCATTTGTACTCTAAAGGCAAATAATCCTTGTCTTGACTGTACTGATTCTAAGTATGGATTAACTATATTTAAGAATCTATTTCTTGTTTGAGTTGTATTTTGTTCAAATACTAAGAATCTACTAGAACTTGCAATAAATTTCTTAAGTGAAATTAATAATCTTCTAACATTAATTCTATCTAATGCTGTTGATCTTTCTTGTAATGTCTTTTGACCCCAAATACAAACACCAGTTGCTGGGAATGTAGCTATTGGATTAATTTTAGCATCATATAATGTATCTCTTTCATTTTGGTTTAATCTAACTTTAGCTTCTAATACATTTCCTAAAATTCCTCTATTTAAACCTGCAGGTGCGAACCATTCAGCTCCTATTCTATCTGAAGCAGCTATTGCTCCTGGTACAATTACTGATGGTGGTACTAATACTGGTCTATTAACGGAAGAATCAAGTACTTTAACCCATGGATAATAAACTGCAGCGTAATTAGTGTCTAAACCACTTACATTACTTACTGCTGTGTTTACAGATGAATCTACTGTACTTAAATCCATTACAAAAAATGCATCTCCTCTTCCTTCTACCATATCAATACCTGCATTTGTTACTAATGGGTGTAATGAATGAATAACACCAGGCATTGCTAACATATTAATATCATATTCATCTTGATTTGATAGTATATCTAATGCTTTTTTATAAGCTTTATATCCTGTTGCATTTGTTGTACTTAAATCAAACCCATATAAATTACTATTTTCTATTTGTGATCCTATTTTTTTAATTGTCCATGGTGCTAAACCATCATCACCTCCTTGGAAAGGAACTGTAAATTTAAGTTGTGAATTTGTTGGTCCATCTGCTCCTGTTGTATCAATAGAAGCACTTAATGAACCTGACCATAAACTAGAACTTGGGTGACCACTATAATTTTCTACGCTAAAGTTTCCAGCTATATTTGTTTCTGCACTATTAGGTAAAGGCTGTAAGAAATTTTCATTATCTGAATCTTTATCTAAAAATTTAAATCCTAAAAATCCTTTTGGGTTATATGTTAAATCTGTTCCTATTTGTTGTACTCCTTCATATGAAGCAGATGGGAAAGTACAATTTACATCTAATGAACCTGTATTAAATGTATTTTTAACTGCTTTAAATCCTTTTGGGGATAATTTAGGAGATAAGGATCCATTTGCAACTGCTTCAGAAGCTTCTACTCTAATATATTTTGAAATATTTGGATAATTTCCAAGTAATTCAACTTTATTTAAAACTTCATTGTATTCTGGATATCTATCTCCAATTCTTCTTGAAATATAATTTGGTGAATTAGGATCAAGATTTACATTATTATATTGTTCTAATATAATAGGAGTTTTATCAGTATCATTTGTTTTTCTTACTAATACAGAAAATGTAGAATATTGTTCAACTCCATTTATATCTGATGGTTCTTTTAAATTAGCAATAGATATTTTATATTCATGACATAAATGTCTTCCATGATCAATAGTGTGAAAAGCAAATAAATCTTTTTGTCCTTGTGCAATTTGTGATTGGATAAATGGTGTTGAAGAATAACCATATCCTTCTATTTTTCCTATTCCATCAAATACTTGGTTATTAGAACTCATTTTAGCTATTTGAAGTACTGATCCTGAACCTATTCCACTGTAACCAGTTAAGTCATCTGTTGCTAAGGCATTTGTTTGGAAATTTTTAAAATTTAAATATGTGTATCCAGGCATTCCATCAAATGCTGTAGCACTTGAAGCTCCATCTCTACTAGTATCCGCATTATATCCAATATATTTAAATAAATAATCTACATTAGATGGATTTACAGAAGCAGTAAAAGTTGTTGAAGTAACACCAGATCCATTTAAAGTAATTCCAAAACTTGAAGTAATTACATGTCCTGAAGATGGAGTTATTGCTGATGTATTAAGAGTTGGTGTTCCTGTTGCTTTAGCAGGGTAAATTAATCCTGCTAATACTCCTCCTTCTAATGTAGCATTAGTACCTCCTAGTGTTGATACACCTGAATCTGTACTAATTGTATCACCAGATCCTGTTTCAAATGTAAAACCATTTCCTGATGTACCCGCTACTGAGGCTGTAAATTCTAACCCAGCTGCACCCGAACCTGAAGTAGCAGCAACACCAATTGTAGTTGCAACTGTACCACTTAATTTAGCTGCTAAGTTAGTCATAACTGTTGCATCACTTGAACCTGTACTAGCAAAGAAAATACCTGCATCAGTATCATCTGCAGGAAGTGCTGCGGGATCTGCTGCTATAATTCTAAATTCTGTTCCTGCGGGGTTTGTAATTTGTAATTCATCACCTTCGTCTTGGAAAAAACTATCTGCTATTACAAGAGAACCTGTTGCAAAAACAGCAGCGGCTGCAGTTCCTGAACCTATTATTACTCCTAAAGGTTCAATATTACCTGTTGAAAATGTATATCCACCTCCTGCTAGTATTCTTGTTACTGTAACTGATCCTGCATTTTTTAAGTATTCTCTAATTGTTTGTGGAACATATGTGTCTGAACTTAGTGGTCCAAATCTATTTTCGAATTCTTGAAAACTTCTTACTACTGTTGGTACAAAAGCTGGTCCTTTTACAGTAGGTCCAATGATTGCTGCGCCTATTGCGCCAACTCCTTGAGGTAAGAATGAAAGGTCGTTTTCTCTTGTAAAAACACCTGGTGAAATGATTTGTTCTGCCATCTTATATTTATTTTATAAAGTTATGTCTGTGGTTGGTTCTCATATAAATATGAAAAAAAAACACAAACCAAAACTAAATCCCTATGATTTAGTCGATTATAAATATAAAAAAGATTTTAAAAACTATTTACTAGGGGTAAAAGTACCTGAACTTAGGTCAATACTACCATTACCATATTTATCTGATAGTTTTTTAGCTATGTTAGTTTCTTTTTCTTCTAAAACTTTTAATTCTTTTTTTAATTTAAGTTCAGTTTCTTCTAATTTAATCTTATTAACATATAATTGACCCATAGTAGCAGTTAACTGAGAAACTTCAGTTCTTAAATCTACAAGTTCTTTTAGTTCTTGTTCTGTAAAAGATTGTGGTTGAGATTTTAACTCCTGAGGTGATGGGATTTTTTCATTTTTTATTGCCATAACTTATAATTTTATCGGATATACATATATGTAAATTAGAAAGACCCACCATTAATTATAGATCCTGTTATACTTCCTGATAGTATTAGATTTGTTGTTCCTACGCCTACTTTAAAATAATTATTAGTATTAAGATTATTTAAATCCTGAAATAATACACCACTTACAAATGTTGCTATTCTAGCAGGTGATTTGAATTTTAAAAAAGTTCTATCATCATTTTCATGTATTAATGCTTCTACTTTTGTAAATTTTGTAGAAGTATCATCACTTTCAGCTG